CAAACTTCTCACCTAAATAGTAATTGATAGCTTCTGCACGTTCAGATGATAACTGTGCATCGTTGATACCATATGCAATCTGTTCCTCGTTATCTATCTTACTGAGTATTTCTTCGTCTGTCATTTTTTCCATAGTTTGCCTTAATTATTCTTTTCTTCTGGTTTTTTTAATAATCCGCCAATAGGAAGTGCAATCATTCCTGATAATAAATCTGGTTCATTTGCTCTTGCTGGGTCAAATGCAGCATTAATTGAACGAATGTTTTTGTTTTTAAATAATTGTGTGTTAGTTTGATTGCCTTCTTTTACTTTTGCAGAATCAAATCCTAATTTTCTTAATGAGCTATGTATTGGGTCAGATTCTATAAATTGCCATTTTCCTTTTGATACATCATCCATCCATTCTTGAGCATTTGATGGATAGCCAAATCTTGTAAATTTATCACTAGGCAATTTGTTTAATTCATTTGACAATCTACTTAAATGTTCAGGATTTGTATAATCAAAAGTTTTAGATGTATTTGTATATAACTTTAATACATTTGGAAAATTTTTTGGATAATTTTCTAATACTCTACCAGCATACATAGATGCTGTGTTTGGATTATCTGTGACAAAATAACCTTTACTTACATCGCCACCTTTTGAGTAGCTTGATTTTCTTTTATCAAATTTTTCAATATCTTTAGATGTGCCATGATAAACAGGATTATCTACATCGAATCCCATAGCTTTTGCTCTATCCATAGCAGTATTACCTTTAGGTAAGCCTAACATTGTCTCTGCATTTTTAGATGCTATTTCATTAGCTAATTCCATTTGTGTTTTATTAACTAACTTTGTAGTTCCCAATAGACCACCACCCATAAAATCAAAACCAGTTTGTAATGCTGTTTCAGGATTCATCATTGCCTGGACTCTGCCTTGTGCAGCTGCGCCTAATTCATCCACTGCTCCGGATACATTGCCTTGTGTTAGCAATCCTAGCGGAGTACGCATAAACCTATCCTTGTATTCGGATAAGTCTGGGACATATTCTTGGGCTAATAACATTAAACAATTCCTAGGTTTTGATAATGTATCGCTTGATGTTGCCATGTCTCATTAGAGAACTTATCAGCAGATACACATAAATATCTAAATGCGTCAGCACCATGAGAGTATTCATCATGTAGTGGTGCGCCTGGTTCATTCGTTGTTGCATTAATAGAACGTCTATAGTGTTTAAGACACTCTATTAAACGCTCTGTTGATTTATCAAAGTAACAACGATGAAAGTTAATTCGTGCTAGTTTGATACCTGATTCAACATCTAGTCTAGGAACGATACGTACATCCCAACCATGTCGTCTCATAATTTCTTCTGCTGATGTGCCATACTTAAAGTCTTTGGTTTGGCCATCATGCGGTAAATACATCTGTCCCCAATTATAGGGTAAGTTCTTAAGTTCAGCAGAGTAGCTATCTAATGTCCTATGGTCATCTTCTATGTATTTAATAATACGTAAATCTGATACACCTTTTTGGCATAGAATAACTGACATACTGTCATTCCAACCTAAATCCATGACCACGTGGACTTTTAATTCTGGGTCATACGGAACGTTTGTAATACGTTTATTCTCTTGTGCTTCTCTTATTTCATTAGCATAGATAGCGCCATCAACGGCTGTCTTACATTCACCTTCCCAAATGTTATCGTAATCATCTGAGGTAGCTTTACTGTGTAATCGTTCTGCATCTAGTACTTTAGGAAACCATGGATTGTCTGACCAGTTTACTTTAACAACTTTACAATTATCCGGTGGGTCTATAACAAATCGTTTATATGTATCATCTGAATCTAAGTCAGGGTTAAATGATACCCATATCTCTGAGTCAGGTTTACGAATGGTTGGTATTAATATATCCCATGAGCGTTTAGATACTGTTTGAGCTTCCTCAATCCAACATATGTCTACACCTTCAAATGATTTAATAGATTCTACAGTATTATTTGCTAAACCTGTAAAACTTATATGTGAACCATTAACACCACGTATTTCTGTTTCTAATACTTCATACAAATGACCAATACCTAATACTTGTATTTGGTCTGATAACAGTTGGTGAACTGATTGTTTAATAGAGCGTTGTATTTCCCTAGCGCATAATATACGTAATGGGTTATTCTTTTTACTTGCTTGTATTAATAATGCTCTTGCAAATCCCCATGACTTACCGCTACCACGACCACCATAAGCAACCTTATATCGGTGTGGTTCAAATAAGTAATCTAACTTATCAGGAAATTGTGCTTTATTCATCTTTCTTTTCAGGCCTTACAAACTCAACTGTAATACCTAACTCAGCACCATTTGCGCCTGTTATTTCATGTGATTGTGTTTCTTTCCAACCGGCTCTAGTTTTCATCCAGAACATACCTGCTGATGTATTGCCATTAATAGCTTGGTTATATAAACCTTGCGCTACTTTTGCATTAGCTTCTATACGACCTAACTCTAACTCCTGGCTATAGTATTTAGTAAGTGTGTCTGTATTAATTTCTAGCTTTAATGCTATATCAACATACCTTGTACCCATAGCAGATAGAGACTTAACTAATGCTCTATTCTCATCGGTTGGTTCGTGCTGAACTCCTTGTGCCATTTTAGTTTCCTTTTATAACTCCGAAAGTTAATACTTTCAGTTGGTTACGTTAATAATTCTGCTTTCTTACCTGTAAAATCTTCCCATCGTTTTACTATTACATCACAAAATTTAGGGTCAAATTCCATAATAAATGCTTGTATATTATGTTTTTCTGCTGCAATCAATGTTGAACCTGAACCACCAAAATAATCTGCAATAGTTTTTGATGTTAAATTAAATCGTTTAATTATCCATTCCATTAATGCTACTGGTTTTTGTGTTGGATGTACACGATTAGTTTTTTCTGATGCTTTGGTAAATTGTCTGACAACGCTTCTAAAGTTTGCCCATGCTAATTCACAATCTGTTTGGTCTGATTCACCATTATTTTTATCCCATACTAACCAACATTCGCTGTCAGGTAATACAGATGAATAATAATTTGCACCCCACCATATTTGTTTTGCATCAGGATATAATCCATATATTAAATTAAATGCGTCTTTAGCAATGTCAGGATTATCGTCACCAATTATATCTGTTTTATAATTCTTACTTAATACACCTGATTTTGATACTGCGTTCATTCCGTATGGAGGGTCGGTATGTATTAAATCAGGATATATTCCTTGCATTAACTTCTCTACCGCATCAATGCTTGTGCTATCACCGCACATTAATCTATGATTGCCTAATTGATATATATCACCTAGTTTTGTTTTAGGCTCAACAGGTGGTTCTGGTATTTCTTCTTCTTCGTAATCTAATTCTTCAATCGGATTAGTTAATACGTTTATTTCATCGTCATTAAAACCTAACATATTTAAATCAAAATCATCTTTAATGTCGGTTAATTCTAATGAGAGTAAATCAGTATCCCATGTGCTGTTAATAGCTATTCTATTGTCAGCAAGGATAAATGCTTTCTTTTGTGTGTCAGTAAGATGTTCTAATCGGATAGTTGGCACTTCAGTCATGCCTAATTTTTTAGCAGCTTCTAAACGACCATGCCCAGCTATAATGCCATTGTCTTTATCTATTAAGACAGGATTGTTAAAGCCAAACTCTTTAATGCTTGAAGCTATTTGTAATATTTGTTCTTCGCTATGTTCTCTAGCGTTATTTGCATAAGGAATTAAATCACTTATTAATTTGTTTTCTATTTGCATACAACTCCATTATGGTTGGTTGTCTAAAGGTATTAATAAATTATCTAGTGCCATGCTCCATTCTTCTGCATAGTCACAATCTTTATAATCATCAAAGCATGGTGTGCCAATTGTAAAATGCACCAGCTTGGCATTTTCATTATACTCGTATTCTGATACTAGCCAGTTCCATTCTTTATCTATTTCACCAACTAGGTCTATAAATTCATTTAATAACCATTGAAAGCGGTGTAAATGCTTGCCGCTAGCTGTCATTATATATTCTGGGGTTAATACTCTATTTTTATAGTGTCCACAGTTCCAATACATGACACTTGACCAATTTTTTTTAGGGTAATCTTCGTTTTTATTTCCGAGGTATTTAGTCGGGTATTTTGTTTTATAGTCATGTTTGACCACAGAGACTGCTTTTGTTTTATCAATGCTGTTAATTAATTGTGCTATATCTTCACGACATAACATATCACCATCTACAAATAAAGCTTCGCCTTGAAAATCACATAAATAAGGAACTAAAAAACGAGAATAGATAAAAGCATTAGAGCCATCATTATGTGTCTCCATGTAATTGTTTAATGTGTTTAGTGCTAATGGTGTAAAACTTACAGGGATAGTTGCTTTCTCTATCACGCTTTGACAAAAAACATGATATGCAATGGGTTCTACAAGTCCATCAAATCCTACAAATATTCTGAGCATTTTTCAATTATCTGCTCTTTTTCTTTATCTGTCAATTTTACCCAGTTTCTTATTTCCCATAATGTTCTATGACATCTTATACAACGGTCATCAATTAAATAACACTCATAAGTGCATGGGCTTTCTACCAATTATCTTAATATACCTGACATATTTTGCATAAATCTCATATAATCATTATCTGTGAGACCTCCGCCCATTCTTGAATCACCTTCTTTTGGAACATAAATTGTATTTCTAGCTGCTGGTGCATTACCGAACATACCACCTAAAATACCTAATGAGTTAGGATTCATATTTGTGCCACCTGATACAATAGCATTGCCTAATCGATTCATATCCATGTCTGAGGTAGCACCTAATATACCGCCACGTGTTAATTGATTTAATACCGCAGCATCTCTATCAGACATTGCACCGCCAAATTCATTACGCATTGAGTTAGCAAACCAATTTCTATAATCTTCCTCTGGCATAACTCCTGCACCGGCATTATAAAACATTTCAATGTCTTTATCCGTTAACGCACCTAGGTTTTGACCATAGTTTGTTTGACTCATATACATATTTCTGAGTTCTTCTGTTGTTGGGTTTCCAAATCTATCTGGCATAGTTCTTTCCTTTATACGCAATCACTTACGTTTTTTAATAATTCGCTTAGGCTTTTTGGCTGTTTTTGCTGCGGCTTTAAAGTCTGCTGCGGATGGTCTGGTTGGGTCACCTTTTTTTGCCATTTTTTCACCGCTGCCTTCTTTAATTCTTTTTCTTTTTGCATGGATGTTTGCATAGAGTCCTTGTTTAGCCATTATTTCTTTTTATAACCTGTTTTAGTTGTCATCTTTTTGCCTGTCTTTTTAGCAGCTTTCTTTGCAGCTGCCATACCTGCTTTTGTGTAACTGTATTTTTTTCCACCGACCATTGGCATAATTATTTCCTTTTCTTTTTAGATTTACCTGCTTTAGATAATGCGATTGCAACTGCTTGTTTTTGAGGTCGCCCTGATTTTATTTCTGTACGTATATTTGCAGAAATTACTTTCTTTGATTTACCTTTTTTTAACGGCATGGCTGTCCTCAGGGAATTTATTAAGAATTTTGGGCGTAGAAATGCCCACTGCTCCGATTATACCAAAATCGGCAATTTAAGTCAATAGGGAATACGTTGTTCCGCTTTTAAAAGGAGTTTATCTAATGCGAATTGTAATTTTAACTCGTAGTAAAAAGGTTTTTTTGTATGTAAATACCGAGCATATATGGCATTTTGTTCTTCAATGGGTAGTGAATGTATTAAAGCATCTATTGTTCTAACATTATCGTTATCTAAATCTTCTATCATTTCGTCAAATGTATCTACTGTTGAACTGCCACCAGATGATAAGCCAATAGATTTAGACGGATAACCTAATTTATGATTATCATATCTCATCCACCTAGACCAATCATCAAGAAGCTGTAATAGAAAATCAAGTGTCATTAGTCATAAACAGTATCTAAAACATGATTAGTGTAACGCACGCCTCCTCCTTTTGCAATATAAGTAATATTAGGAGCATCTTCTGCTTTACGTGTTTTAATACTTTTAATTTTAAAATTCTTTAATATTTTATCTTTTGGGTATAATAAATCAGCTAACAAACATGAGCTTTCCTCACGAAATCCTGCACCAAATTCATATTTACGACCAACACGCTTACCATGAATTAATTTATTTCTTTTTGCCCAACGGACTGCTGATGTTGTTGAAACATAATTAAGACCTATACCTTTAGCAATATCGCCCATTGAATAAACTTTGTCGCCCATAAATTCAATAATGTCTTTTACAACTTCATCTCTAGTTTTTTGCATTCCATTATCGTAAATATATTTATAATTTATTAAATCATTTTGCATAATTAATTTCCCTTTTAACAAATTGTTTTGGTAATACAATATAGTCTTCATGCAAGCAACTTGTATATGGTGCATCTGCATAGTATTCTGCAACATAATCATTAGCTACTGCACAGCTTATAAAGTTACCAATATATTTAGGTTCTTCCATTGTTAACCAAACTACTAAACAGTATTCAAACATAATTATATTTCCACA